TCTCTCACGCTCCGAGAGTCGGCGGCTCGCAAGCCGCAAAAAATGTCAATTCTGTTTTCCCGACGCGGCACGTCGGAATGGGCTTGCATCACTCCGCAGCCTCGTTATCACTCACCGGCTTCGTTTTTGCGCCCCCATTCCTCCTTAACCAAAACAAAGCGCCTGCTTTGTTTTGGAGAGGAAGAAGGAAGGAACGGATATGGAGCCGTCACGCTTTGCGTGGCTGCGGAATGGAGTGAGTTTCTTCTGACGAGGTGGAAAACTCTTCTCGCGGAATGGTTTTTTCTTTTCGCGAAAGTTGCACTTTCGTCCAAGAAAAAACCATGAAGCGCAATCTTCTCCGTCGGAAAACGCAGTTTTGCGACGGCTCAGAGATACGCGGGCTTCGGCGGTCTGCGGTCGAGCAGCACCTTGCCGTAGCACACGACGCGGCTGCCGCTGTCGGCGGAGATGACGCGGTTGGCGTCCTCGCGGCGCGGGTTTGCGCTCAGCAGAAGCAGATTGCGCGCGGCGTCCAGGCAGTACTGCTTGCACAATACGTCGCCGTCGACGAAGAACACGCCCACGTCGAATTCCTGCAGCGTCGCGTCGCGCTGGACATAGACCGTGTCGCCGTCGCGGATATAGGGCTCCATCGAGTCGCCGGAGATCGTCACGGCGAAGTCCGCCCCCACGGGCGTTTCGGACGTGCGCGGCTCCATCACATACTCCTCGCCCTCGATCGGGGAGGCGTAGCCCGCCGCGGCGGGGAAGAGATAGTGGCGGATATAGGTGACCTCGCCCGACGGCGCGTTCTGGCACAGATCCGCCTGCGAGGCGAGATACCGCGCGAAGCTCATCAGCTGCCGGCGACCCTCATGGTTGAGCGTGTCCAGCAGCGCCGAGAGCTGCTCCTGCTCGCCGTTGGTTGCGGGCGTGTCCATCGCGTCCTGCACCAGGTACGCCACCGGCACGTCGAACAACTCCGCCATCTGGCGGATCTTGCCGGTCGGGATGTCCTCCACGCGCCCGGTCTCCCACTTGCTGACGGCGTTTTTCTGCACGCCGAGCCGTTCGCCCAGCTCCGTCTGCGTCAGCTTCAGCTCCTTACGGTGCTTTCTGATCTTCTGTCCGATGGTCATGGAAAAAACCTCCCGATCCTTGTAGTTTCAACGATTTTGTATCTTGCAAAACCATTTTAGCAAAAAAAATTCAAAAAATCAAGAAAAGTGTCTTGACAAACGGAAAAAATGTGCTATAATCCAAAGTGTCCGGTAAACGTGATAATAAAATCAGAAAGGAGCTTTTAAAGATAAATGCTTGGATCAACGAGGCTTTTTCCGGGCGATATCGGGCATGAACCGGCGCTTTCCCCGCCGGAGGCGCGCATTCCGGTCTGTCCGGTCTGCGGCGCGGAGACGTGGGAGCTCGTGCGCGACCGCTGGGGCGAGGCTGTGGGCTGCCCCGGCTGCGTCGAGGTGACGGACGCGTCGGACGGCTCGGAGCACACGCTCGGATATTACGCAAGGGGAGGTGTATGAGACAAATGTGGCTGCCGATTCACACCGAATTGCCGCGGCATATCAAAGTGCAGCGCCTTTCGCGGTTGTTAAACATTAAACAGGCGCAGGCGGTGGGGCATCTGGTCATGCTCTGGCTCTGGACGCTGGAGAACGCCTCCGACGGGAATCTGGGCACGTTCACCTATGAGGAGATCTGCCAGGCCGCGGGATGGCGCGGGCGAGACAGGGGAAGCTTCATCACAGCGTTGATAGAAGCGGGTTTTCTGGATCTCGACAACCGGATCCATGACTGGAACGACTACGCCGGAGAGCTGCTCACGCGCAGGGAGCGAGACCGTCTGCGCAAGCGGGAGGAACGACGCCGCGCCAGGGAGCAGAACGAGGCCATCGAACAGACGGAGCCGGATCCGCTCTTTGACCTGTCCTTTGGACATCCTGTGCTATAAATAGACAGTACAGAACAGTACAGTACACAACACACAGAAAGACAGAAAGAAAGCCGCGCGTGAAGCGGCCATTTCAAAACGGAAAAACGGAACAGAACGTTCTGTGCCGCATGGAAAGGAGCGTGGTAGTATCGCAAGAACCAAGGCCGAAAGTCCGGAGCGGATGCTGGATCTGCTGCAGCACAAGCTCCGGCTGGTGATCGAATCCGACGAGACGCAGGAGGTGAAAGCCCTGCGCGACTGTACGGCGGCGCTCAAGGAGATGAACGCCTTGCGCAAGGACCTTCAGCCGCGTGACGCCGAGGGCGCCGGCACGGGCGTGATCATCCTGCCGGAGGTGCAGGAGGAATGAACACCATCTGGACACCCCAGCCGAAGCAGGCGGCGTTTCTCAGGCGGGGAGAATATGAATGCCTCTACGGCGGGGCGGCGGGCGGCGGCAAATCGGACGCCCTGCTGATGGAGGCGCTGCGGCAGGTGCACATCCCACACTACCGGGCGATCCTCTTTCGCAAGACGTTTCCCCAGCTCGCGGAGCTGATCGACCGGTCGCAGGCGCTCTATCCGCGCGCGTTCCCTCTGGCGCGCTACAACGAGACGAAGCACCTGTGGCGCTTTCCCTCGGGCGCGCAGATCGCGTTCGGCTCGATGCAGCACCCCGGCGACCGCCTGAACTATCAGGGACGGCGGTATGACTTCATCGGCTTCGACGAGCTGACGCACTTTTCGTGGGAGGAGTACAGCTACATGTTCAGCCGGAACCGACCCAGCCGCGCGCCCGGCGCGACCGGGAAGACCCGCTGCTACATCCGCGCCACGGCCAACCCCGGCGGCATCGGTCACGGCTGGGTGAAGGCGCGGTTCATAGACCCCGCGCCGCCCATGACCCCGATCCGCGAGGAGGTCACGGTGCGCGAGCCCGACGGCAGGCAGAAGACCTTTATGCGCAGCCGCGTGTTCGTGCCGGCGACGGTCTATGACAACGAGGCGCTGCTGCGCGATGATCCCGAATATGTCGCGCGGCTCGCCCTCCTGCCGCCGCGGGAGCGCAGCGCTCTGCTGTACGGCGACTGGGACAGCTACGAGGGGCAGTACTTCGCGGAGTTTCGCCAGACGCCCGACGCGGAAAAGTGCCGGCAGGCGGGACTCACCATCGGGGAGGCGGCAAAGCAGCGGCGCTTTACGCACGTCATCGCGCCGTTCGACCTCTCATCCGGAGCTGCCCGCGGCTGGAAGCTCTGCCGGAGCTATGACTTCGGGTACGCAAAGCCCTTTTCCTGCGCGTGGTGGGCGGTGGACTACGAGGGGACGATCTACCGCATCCTCGAGCTCTACGGCTGCACCGAGACGCCGGATCAGGGCGTGCGCTGGACGCCGGAGCAGCAGTTTCGCCGCATCCGCGAGATCGAGGACACGCACCCCTGGCTGCGCGGACGGCACATCGACGGCGTGGCCGACCCCGCCATCTGGGACGCCTCGCGCGGCGAGAGCATCGCCGAGACGGCTGCAAAGTGCGGCGTCTACTTCACGCCCGGCGACCACAAGCGCATCCCCGGCTGGATGCAGTGCCGGTTCCGGCTGCAGTTTGACGGAAACGGCTACCCGCGCATGTATGTCTTCGACACCTGCAAGGCGTTTTTGCGCACCGTGCCGCAGCTGCAGTTTTCGCCCGGCGATCCCGAGGATCTCAACACCGCGCAGGAGGACCACGTCGCGGACGAGTGGCGGTATTTCTGCATGTCGCGCCCCGTCGCGGCCATGCAGCCGGAGCCGGGAGAGATCGCCGGAGGGTTCGATCCGTTTTGAGCGGGCGGCAATCTGCCGCCCGAAAAAGAAAGGAGAATCGTATGAACGAAATCCAAACCCCGCCCTTTGACATGGCGCGGGTGACGCAGCTGCTTCAGGTGCTGCGGCGCTACCGCGAGGGCAAGCGCTCCGTGGAGGCGCGGCTCATCGCCTCCGAGCAGTGGTGGAAGCTCAGAAACGCCGAGATGGCAGACCGCGAGGGACACCCCAAGCCCGGCTTTCGCTCGCGCTCGGGCTGGCTGCACAACGTCATCACCTCCAAGCACGCCGACGCCATGGACGCCTGCCCGGAGCCGAACATCCTGCCGCGTGAGGCGACGGACAAGCCCGAGGCCGAGCGCCTCTCGCGCCTGATCCCCTGCATCCTGGAGCAGAACCGCTTCGAGCGCGCGTGGTCGGACGCGTGGTGGTCGAAGCTCAAGTTCGGCACGGGCGTCTACTGCGTCGCGTGGGACCCGGAGAAGCTCGGCGGTCTCGGCGACGTGGACATCCGCCGGTGCGATCTGTTAAACCTCTTCTGGGAGCCGGGCGTGTCGGACATCCAGCGCAGCAAGTACTTCTTCGAGGTCGCGTTCGTCGACCGCGACGAGCTCCGCGCGCGCTATCCCGAGCTCCCGATCTCCCAGACGCACGCCTCGCTCACGGCGGTGCTGCCCTACGACGACCGCGTGGACATGTCGGAAAAGGTGCCGGTCATCCACTGCTACTACCACATCGGCAGCGCCCTGCACTACGCGCGCTTTACGCCGGACGCGGTGCTCTTCGCCACCGAGAACGACCCCGGCGGACTCGCCGAGACCGGGCTTTATGACCACGGCCGGTACCCCTACATCTTCGACGCGCTCTTCCCCGTGGAGGGCTCGCCCTGCGGCTACGGCTATGTCGATCTCTGCAAGCAGCCGCAGACGGAGATCGACCTCATGAAGACCGCCTTTGTGGAAAACACGATGAACGGCGCCAGACCCCGCTACTTCGTGCGGCGCGGCAGCGGCGTCAACCGCGAGCAGTTTCTGGATCTGAACGATCCGCTCGTCGAGGTCGAGGGGACGCTGGACGAAAATGCCATCGCGCCGATCCGCCACGAGCGGCTCGACGGGGCGTACCTCGCCATGCTCGACCGCACGATCGCGGAGCTGCGCGAGACGAGCGGCAACACCGAGACCTCGACCGGCACCGTCTCGAGCGGCGTCACCGCCGCCTCCGCCATCGCCGCCCTGCAGGAGGCCAGCGGCAAGGGCAGCCGCGACAGCGCCATGTCCGGCTACCGCGCCTACGCCGACCTCGTGGAGCTCGTCATCGAGCTCGTGCGGCAGTTTTATGACCTGCCGCGCCAGTTTCGCATCCTCGGCCCCGACGGGAGCGAGACGTTCACCGCCTACTCCAACCGCGCCCTGAAGCTGCAGGAGGCGGGCGGCATGTACCGCCTTCCCGTGTTCGATATCCGCGTCGTGCCGCAGAAGCGCTCTGCGTATACGAAGATGGCGATGAACGACCTTGCGCTGCAGCTGTTTTCCCTCGGCTTTTTCCGCGCCGACATGGCAGACCAGGCGCTCCGGTGCCTCACGGTCATGGACTTTGACGGCAAGGACGCGCTCAGACGGGTCATCGAGGCATCGCAGATGCCCGGAGGGGACGGCGTCCTCGACGTCCCGTCCGATGGCAGCGACGGCAGCGGGCGGCAGGTTGCCGCCCCTACGGCGAGACCCGGCGCCGACCGCATGGAGCGCGCCCGTGACGCCGCCCGCAGCGCCGCAATACCGAAAGAGAGGAGAACGTGATGAACGAAGAAACGAACATGGTGACCGAACAAACACCAAATCAGATCGAAGGATCCGATTTGGAGAGGAAGACCGGAGGCGCGGATATGGAGACGGCGGGCGGCGATTTATCGTTGTCCGGCGGCGGAATGGAGCAAGTCCGGTCTGACGAATCCCCTGCCATGATCGCGGAGGACGAGGCTATCAGAGCCCACTTCGACCGGCTCTGGCAGGAGGCGGAGACGTTTTCGCGCGAGGTGCCGGGGTTCGACCTCGCGCGGGAGCTGGAAGACGACGCCTTTGCCGCGCTCCTGAGCCCCCGCCGGGGGCTGACGCTGGAGCAGGCGTATTTCGTCCGCCACGGCAGAGCGCTGCTCGCCGCCGCCGAACGCGCCGCCGCTGAGCGCGTCTCCGCCGCCCTGCAGGCCAGCCGCCGCGTCCCCGCCCCGCTGGAGAGCGCCGCCGCGACGCCGGGCTTCCGCTGGGACAGGGACTCCGGCGCCAGGGCGAGAGAAGCCCTGAAAGCCCGCATCCGCAAGGGAGAGAAGATTTACCCCCACGGTTAACATCAACCAAACGAGATTGGAAGGAGAAATTTGAATGGCTGAAACCAACACCAGCACTTTCATCAACGAAACGACGGGCTATGTCAACGGCGCG